ACAAAGAATGACAGCAAAATACCTAATAAGATAATTACGTGGACAAAAATATCCACTACGAGCAAGTCTGTATTTTTAGGTTTTAGGCATTTCATTTATTTCATAAAATTTTGTTTTTCAAAAAAACAAAATTATTCGTTATCGCTATCACTACTCCAATTAAGTAATTGGAAACTGTTACTTCTTACGGATACATTTTCCACTTTTTTAGGTTCTTCTTGTTTTACTTGTTTTACTTGTTTCGTTTCGGGTATGACTACACGTGGCTGAATTTTTTGACGGATATATTCTGTTTTAATCAGAGTTTGAGTTTTTTCTCCTTTCATTTTTTGATAAATTTTGTGTTGTGTTTTTTCATATACATGAATAAACGTTTTACCTTTGCGTGGTTCAAATAACACTTCTGGGCCTTCTAATGGACTCTTTTTACCTCGATATTTTTTGTTTTTCCATATATATCCTCTATTACTAGGCATATTTAATATGTTTTTAGTAATGAAACCGGGAATCAATTTTTTATCATCTACACTATGATTGATTTTTTCTTTATTTTCTAATAGTTTTTCGAGTGAGTCTGAAAATGACATTGAATGTGGTAAATCAACTCTCATAATTTTAGTTACGAAAGCTAAAAAATCAGTCTCTAATACTTCAGATAAAGATGATTCATGATCTTCTAAAAATTGTTGAAATTTTTTGTCTAGTTTATCTGTGCAATTTGGATACAAAATTTTAAAATGTCTTTTTAGATCCTCCAGGTTAGTCATTTTGTTTAACATCCTAAAACGCTTAAGTCAATATTTGGAATTGGTTTATCTGGGAGCTTTGATAACACTTGATTTACAACTTCATGTGCTGGTAAATTTGCATCTATAATTTTAACAGTGTCGGTTTCAGTGGATAGCCAATTTTCGTGTTGTTGATGAACAGTTTGCAAATATGGCAATGTCACGGACTTTTCCTCTGGTCTTGCTCGTTCTTTAATGCGCTTATAGCAAGTTTCGGGGTTAGACTGGAGATAAATAGTCATATTTTCTCCATGTTTTTCGGAATTGACTTTAGGAATCATCCACGAAAACCAATCTTGGTATAGTTTCCATTCTATTTCAGACATGATACCTTGTTCAAAGCAATTCTTCGCGAATACTTGATGATCGCTGTGAACGGATCTTTCAATGAATACATAATCAGCCATTGGAGAAATATCATCTAACATCTTTACACGTGTTAAAAAAGCGTAACTTTGAAAAGCATACGCGTATTTATTCATATCTTGATAAAATCTATCTAATATATTCTTGCCATCACTATCTACCAGCTTTTGCCACATATTCAAAGGTTCAAAAATACATTGAATTGTGACTTCGTTACCACGAAGTTTTTTGATTTGTGATACTGTTTTGAGAAAAGTGCTTTTCCCGACAGCGATGTTTCCTTCAATAAAAATGATGACAGGCATTGTTTGAAAAAATATATTTTGATAACAAAAATCAGTTTGAAAATGATTTTTTTACACCATAATAACTAAAAAAACAGGATGATCTCAGAACAACAATTAATGGAGATTCTTAAAAAGTATTTTGAAACCAAGGGATTCGTGTCACATCAATTATCATCGTTTAATCACATGATTCAACATTCGTTGCAAGAAATTGTAGGTGAGGAATCAGTCATCGAAGTTTCGCCCAAGCAAGGCGTCGAATATCGAGTAGAATTTGGACAGGTTCACGTTGATAAACCGTATGTAACAGAGGAAGATCGTACTGTTCGTAAAATATATCCAGCAGAAGCCAAGCTAAGAGATCATACTTACAGTGCTCCTATTTCTATTGATATTACTACTATTTTGAAGGTAGCCGGTGTGATAAAAGAGACGCAAAAAATAGACAAATATATCATAGGATATATTCCAATTATGGTGAAGAGTGGAAAGTGTAATCTTTCGGATCTTTCTCTAGAAGAACAAGTTCAAATGGGTGAATGTCCAAATGATCAGGGAGGATATTTTGTAATAGGTGGAAAAGAACGTGTGTTGATCACCCAAGAAAGAGCGGCTTACAACATGATCGGAGTTTATAAACAAAAACCACAATCGAAACATAATTATATAGCAGAAGTAAGATCGATGTCAGATACAACAGGTCATTCTGTGTTGGTAAAAGCCCTGATTGGGAAAAATGACAAGGAAATTTGTTTTTCTTTGCCTTATATCCAACAAGAAATACCAGTTGGAGTGGTTTTCATTGCCATGGGATTTGTGCTAAAAGATTTACCATCACTCATTGGTGTTAATAAATATACACGGTGTTTTTTCAAAACTATATACGAAGAATGTGGAAAAATCACGCAAGACGAAGCGTTAGAAATGATAGGAAAAGCTGCTATGCATGCGGTAGCACAAGACAAGAGAATAGCCTACGCTTCTCAAATTCTAGAAAATGAGATATTTCCTCATATGGGAGTTATTACTCACGCGCTAGAAAGAGGGTTATTTTTAGGCACCATGGTGAAAAAGTTACTGGAAACTGCATCTACCGATGAGAATGATAAACAGGTACGACCGTGTGATGATCGAGATAATATTGCAAACAAAAGATTTGAAGTCGCTGGAGTTTTGATTAGTAGTCTGTTTCGTTCACTTTTCAAGAGATTGGTGAGATCTGTAACACCCATCGTTCAGAAACGCCCTGATATCAAAATCGCACTCGGTAGATTTAATACCATTACTCAAGGATTTCAAACATGTTTTGCAACTGGAAAATGGGGTGTTCAAAAAAATTCTTATATCCGTCAAGGTGTATCTCAATGCGCCAATCGAATGACTTTGGGTGCATTCAGATCTCACTTGAGAAGAATCGTGATTCCCATCGGCAAAGAGGGTAAGAACACACAAATTCGTCAGCTTCATGGATCACAAATATTTTATATTTGTCTTTTTGAAACACCCGAGGGTCACTCTAGTGGTATTGTGAAGAATTTTTCAATGACTTGCGAGGTTACTAACGGTGTAACAAGCACCTTGGTTAGAGAAACCGTCGAGAGATTGGACAATGTGATTCCGGTTATCGAAATCAAAGATGTTACTAATATTATGAATATGGTCAGAATTTTTCTAAATGGTAACATCGTGGGAGTGACAGAAGTTCCAAACGAGGTTTGTACAGAATTACGAAGTCTTAGAGATTCTAATCAAATACCACATGAAGTTTCGGTTTCATTCGATCAATACGACAATGAAATTCACATCGCTAGCGACGCTGGTAGATTAATCAGACCACTTTTAAACGTTGATGATAACCAACTCCCAGAAATAGATAATAGTCTTACGTGGGATGAATTAGTTGATGGTGGTATTATCAAATACAGAGACCCAGCCGAATTGGAAAACATGGTGATTGCCATGGAACAGTCACGACTGAATTCCCAAGTTAGTCAAATAGAATTTTTAGAAGATATGGATGATCTTGAAGAAGAAGACGAGTCATCTATCAATAGTTCAGAAGAAATAGTTAAATACGACTTGTGTGAAATACACCCGTCTATGATGATGGGTGTGTGTGCTTCTATCATTCCTTTTCCTGACCACAGTCAATCACCTAGAAATTGTTACCAATCAGCCATGGGAAAACAAGCCCTTGGTCAATACGCTCTCTCTAACGATGTAAGAACTGACACTGTTGTACATGTTCTCTCGGGTGCGCAAAAACCGGTCACGACTACCAAAATGGCGAGTTTTATGGGGTTCGACAATTTACCATCAGGTATGAACGTAAATGTAGCTATATTGACATACACGGGATTTAATCAAGAAGACTCGATAATTATGAATAAAAGTGCGATTGATCGTGGTTTATTCCGAGTCGTTACCTATAAAATTGTGAGTTATATAGAGAAAAAGAAAGGAACGTCTTATCAAGAATCTATAGAGTTTCCCCCTGCGGATGTAAGAAAAACTTTTTATCAATATGATAAATTGGGAGACGATGGTATCATTCGGGTAGGAGAAAAAGTCCGAAAAAACGATGTTTTGATTGGTCGCACTATGACTTACACGAACAAAAAAGGAGTTAGCGAACAAAAAGATTGTAGTCGTGTAGCTAAAATTAACGAACAAGGTGTTGTAGATAGAGTAATCTTGGGAACTACTCCAGAAGGATTCAAATTCATCAAAATTAAGATAAGATCTATTAGAATTCCACAAGTTGGAGACAAGTTTGCTAGTCGTTCAGCACAAAAAGGAACGATTGGGCAGGTTTATGCACACGAGGATATGCCCTTCACTCAAGACGGTATAACACCTGATATTATTATCAATCCTCATTGTATTCCATCTCGTATGACAATCAATCAATTGATTGAAGCATGGGGTTCAATTTTGACTACTGTCACTGGCAAAAGACGTGATGCTACTCCTTATACTTCAAATAGCACTGGTATCGCGAGTAGAATCGAAGAAGAACTTACCATGCGGGGTTTTGATAGTAAAGGCGAGCATACAATGATGAATGGTTTTACAGGTGATACTATGCAAGCAAGAATATTCATGGGATCGACATATTACCAACGATTGAAACACATGGTAGATGACAAGATGCACGCCAGAGCTCATGGAGATTGTCAAGTATTGACCAGACAACCTCTGGAGGGTAGATCCAGAGATGGTGGTTTGAGATTTGGCGAGATGGAACGCGATTGTATGCTTAGTCATGGATCTTCCGCTTTTCTCAAAGAAAGATTGTTGGATATGTCTGATTACTTCGAAGTCGATGTTTGTAATCATTGCCACCAATTCAGCAAGTCCGATCAATGTCATCTGTGTGGTCACGATAAGATTACTCGAGTTCAATTACCGTACGCGTGTAAGTTGTTGTTTCACGAATTACAAGCAATGTGTCTTAAGACAAACATGTTGACTTTGTAATCAACTAATCTTAACTCTTCAAAAAGAATTAAGATTTTTTAGATTTTCTCATCCTCTCTATAAACAATTTGATCAAAATAACTATCACTGGTGTAGTAATGATAGAATTATCTTTCACCGCGACACTTAATTCAGACAGTTCTCTTTTATCTGTTGTGGTCAACTCTTCCCAAGTTTGTTCTAATATAGCAGCATTTACGACTAAAAGAACTACAAAACATGTTATAGACAATGCATCTAACTTTTTATAATACAAAGACCAACTATATATGACAGAGACAGTCAAACTTAATATAAAGATAGCATCAGTAACTATATCAAAATTAGCACCAAATTTACTTCCCGCATTACAATATCTAGCAACAGTTCCATCTGCTATATCCAACAGTGCTCTTATCAGCGATAGAATTATTAGCAAAATCCATTCAACAGTATCAGTCTCTTTTAGTAATAGGTATACAAGTAACGGATTGATTATTAACAGATTAGTAGAAGTGTAAAAATTAGGGCTAAAAGTACATCCAAGTATACCGCCTAATTCTTTCTCAATTTTCATATCTATTTTGGGATTAATCGTCCAATAAGACATTTTTAAAATCGATATAATGTTTAAACCTGTGAAAATTATTCCTATTCAAATAAAATGACAAGTTTGATTGCAATACGGAATTTAGCAAAAAGTAAAGGTGTCAAAAAATATTATAACATGAAAAAACAGGAACTCATCAATGCTATGAAGCTACGAAAGACACCATTTAATGTCTTACAGTACAATGTGCAGCTAGATCCTACTATTTTCATAAACAACGGAGCAGCTAAACGAGCCTCTATTATACCAAGTGCTATTAAAAAAATTAATAATGGTAATATAGATGTAATAGTACTCTGCGAAGCTTTCGAAGACACTGCTACTAAAAAATTAACCAATGGTCTTAGGAGACTCGGTTGGAAGCACAAAACTGAAGTGTTACCCAGTAGATTTGGAAAATTTAAGAATGGTGGGGTCATGATTGTAAGCAAATGGCCTATCGTGGAAACAAAATTTCATATATACGATTCATCAAAAGGCGCCGATGGCTTAGTGGCCAAAGGTGTTGTGTATTCCAAAATCAAGAAAAGAGGAAAGATTTTTCACGTATTTGGTACTCATTTACAGGCATGGGATGACGCAGAAGCCAAGAAAATTAGAACAAAGCAAATAAGAGAACTTCAAAAATTTGCAAAACAACAAAAAATTCCACCAGGAGAACCAGTGATATATTCTGGCGATTTAAATATAGATAAACATAAATACGAATCCAGAATTAAATCGATGTGTAGAGTGTTAGATGTAGATATACCTAAATTATCAGGAAAACACAAGTATACATCTGATCCAGAAACAAACTCTCTAGTTGGGGACGATGGAGCAGATTCACACTACGGATGTAATAAAGAGTATGTTTGTTCTATTTGTCATTCATGTAATAAGAAAAATCCAGGAGCGTGTCAAAACCTTCCTTGGTGGTTAGGTGGTACAGAGTGTGAAAAAACTAGTAAAAAAGCTTCGAGGGTTAGTTGTAAATGTTGCCCCAGAGAACTTCTGGACTATATATTAGTTTCCAAGAAATCTCACCTATTAAAATCAAATTCACGTGTAATACTTCTCAAGAGTCCAAAAAAATTCAAGGTTGGATTCTGGAGATTAAAGGAAAATATGATGATAAATCCTGATTTTTGCACCACAGATCTTTCTGACCATTATCCATTACTAGGAGAATTTGAGTTTCTCATATAATCTTAACTCTAAAAAAGAATTAAGATTTCAAAAAGAAGTAAAATTAAGCATCGGTTGTGTCAGACATTACATCGGGATCCCCAACGTAATACACGCTGCACGTGTTTATACCACTATATCTGTATGCGCTGGTACCCGAAGAAATACCACCAAATCCATAATAACCATCTCTAAAAACATAAGGACCAAAGGAGTCGCCGACGTCTGATGGGTCCGCCGGGGGATTCGTTGCGATCGCTGTAGCCTGGGCTGCAAAAAGAGTAACCCAAATGTATTGCGTTTGAACCGAATCACTATTGTTAGTGTTTTGACACACGATACTAAATGGAATTTGTGCTATTTCATATTCATTGTTATCTACTATAGGAGCTCTAAAATAAGATCCGCAATTGCAAGAACCAGCTCTAGCATTAGTACTTGGAGCACCTAGGGGATCTATGTAACCAGGATCAACACCCGGAAAGGCGGTCGCTGGATTTCCTTTGTTTGCCGAAGAATCATTTCTGTCTATAGTTGGAGTTATTCCAAAACCACCTGGTTCCAAAGTTATGGGGGGAAGTTGACTTTCATTTAAATTATAATAATATGAAGCGTGCATAGCCCGAGGCCATGAATTTGTGCCACCACTTTGTACACGTCCTTGATTGGAAATAGGGAATCCGCCAGCACTAAATCCTGGTTGGTTTGCCGCGCCTGTGATAGGACCAGTACTGTTAAAATTTTTATTACCCCATTTCCAAGCATCCGCAGCTGTTGTGATAACTCCTGCGCCAAAGTTATCATTGTAAGGGGCGGGTCTAGCAGACCCATTGGGTGTGTCTGCATCTGTAGCCCACACGCCTATTCCTATATTAGCAAAACCACCAGTTGTACCAGAACGATTCGGGTAATGAATAGTAACAATTCCTTCAACCAAAACAGAAAATTCGTTTTCAAAAGGACCTGTTGGTCCTGGATTAATAGCCGCTGGAGTAGGCGTAGGTTTGTATCTGGGAGGCATTTGTACTTTCACACAAAAAACGTCAACAATTCCTCCACCGATACCGGCCGCGTCAAACTGACTTATGTTAACTGCTGTGACATTTCCATTCAAATCTAAACATTTTCTACCAGCTTGATTCCCTGAAACCGCTAATGATTGATACCCACCAATAGTTGCGGAGGCGTCATAAGTTAAAGGTGTACCATTTTGTGCGTTATTTTTGGATAAAGATTGTATGAATTCTACGGATTTCAACAATACTTTGTTACCAATAAATTTATTTGATAAATTACCCGCTGGATTTAAACCCCCATAAGTAAGTAAACGGGCTGAAGAATTGTAAGCTAATGAACCCGCCGCCACTAATCTTCTAGAATTTGCACCATTAATGTCTAAAACAGCAGAGGTATCAGCCATTAATGATAATGATGTATTTAATTTTGTTTGATCCACACCAGCGGCGCTGTACGTACGAAGCGCGGGAAGACCCACGGTCGTGTTAGCGGTCTTTACAGTAAAAGAACCACCACCCGTATTTCCAATTATTGCATCATTTTGAACGGTTAAATCTGTACCAACTTCTGTAGTAGTTGTTGATTCTAATTGATTGCCTTTTACTGTACCAGCGGTAGCTGTTATATTTCCAGTGTTGGTAGTTATATTTCCTGGCACTCCAGTGGTTGTTATATTTCCCGATGCCCCATCGATGGTTACAGTAGTAGTTGCCGTGCCCGGGTTCGTCGTGTCCTGAATCTCCAATTTGGTCCTGGCTAGAATTGAACCTTCTGCTGTTAATTCAATATTTCTTGCAATTCCCTTAGCGTTTAATTTGATATCTCCCACAGCTGTTAAAAGATTTATACTCCCACTGTTAGTTAATCCTTGAGATCCTGTTGTGGTTGAAAGAAATATACTCCCACCTTCCGTTTGAAGTGTAATTTTACCACTAGATATACTAGGAGCACCCGACGCCGCTTGTATTGAATTCAAGAGAATTCCAGAATCACTAGTAACATTACCAAAAGCACCTTCTGATCTTAATTCTACACTTTTGTTGCTACTTTTACGAGTGGAATGTAACAATATATTACCGTCTTGACTATCAAGATTTATTAGTCCTCCATTCACTCCGGTTGCTGTCCCACCTCCGGAATTTTCACCTCTAGATTGTAAAATAATACCCCCTGAATTAGTTAATAGATTAATCGACCCTTCTCCGTATGCTGCCCCATTCGTTTGCCGAAAAGATTGAAAATTCATATTGCCATCTCTTGTTTGTATTACAACTGGGGGAATGGATGTTATCCCAATTTCTTTAGTTTCTAATAAAAATTCTTGGTTATTTCCAGAATTTGGTAATTCGATCTGTAATCCAGATTTACTTAGTACAAATTGTACCTGTTCTGTGCTATCAGAAACATAGCTTATTTGAGTAGTTGCGTTAGGGAGTCCAGTGCCTTGCCCTGCTGTGCTCCCGATGATTAAAGCATTTTGATCCGGTCCAAGCGCTCCACCGCTTGGTAAGTTTTGACCTCCTTTGTAAAAACCATACAATGGAGAGCTTTGAAAAACACTCCCTGCACCCGCAAACTGTATAGAATTAAGAGGTGCACTTGAACCAGAACCACCACCACCTGCCCCTGCTAAATCTACCCAACCACCTGTTTTATAACCATAAAAAGATACGGGTAAATTTTGAACTGCCCCAAAAAAGATATCTCCATCCTTATCCACTGACGGGTTTGGAACGTATCCCGTTTGCCCAGTGGAAGCGAGTGCCAATACAAACGGTTTTTGCGTATTGTCTGTGATCATAGAATTATCTAATACTAAACCATTTTGAACATATAACTGTCCATCGTTGATAAAACCACCGTTTCCATTACTTAATTGTACAGCTCCACTAGGACCACTACTTCTAGTATCATTTCCGGGTAATGGGAATGTTCCTGACGATGTTAAATTGTGAAATTCTCCTGTCACGTTGACCTGTGTTGTGTACAACGTTGGACGATTTAGAGTTGATCTTAATATACTCATTTTTTATTAATGCATCTTTTTTTAATTTATGAATTTGGTGCAAAGTCACTACCATAATAGAAAAGGTTAAGCCCATTTATTATCGCGTTTAAAATACGAAACTAATAATAAATGTGTATTATTTCCCATGTAAATGAGGATTGTTTGATAATTATTGTAAATTTTTTAAAGATGGAAGAAACTCTTCTATTAACACTTTGTGATCATCGTCACCGAGATTTTTTAATAAATCAAGAAAATGTTTGGAAACAATTTATATCTATACCCAAACCTCTCTGGATACCTAATTACTACAGTTTTGCGTTGAAACTGTTAAATAAATCTTCATTGACATGTATGAGATGCGATAGGCATTTATCTAGATTTTGTGTATTAATAATTTGCAATTGCACTGTGAATTTTCAAAATAGCAATTCATTTCCACGGTGGCATCGGAATTGCGTAAATGAAAGACAATTGCGTAGAAGTGTTGGCAATTGTCCTTGTCCAATATGTGAAAAAATTAACATGTACGTTCTTGTCACTAGCTATCCTTGAATGAAAACGTATTTCCACAACCACATGAACTATTTGAGTTTGGATTTTCGAACACAAATCTAGACCCCATAAAATCTTCAACATAATCTATTTCTGTTCCCATTACCAAAAAAATAGATTTACCACATATTAAAAATGGAATCTCATTACAAGAGACTAATTCATCCATGTTATCGCCATGTATCACTTCTTTTACTGGTTTCATAACATACTTGAATCCATTACACCCACCACCCGTGGCGCCGAAAAATATAGCTTGGTTATTACCTAGTATTTTTTTAATTTGCCGAGTTGCTTGGGAAGTGACTTTTAACATTTTATTTCAAATTATTTTTCTTAAATAAAATGTCTTATGCAAATTTAGGAGAACTCGGAACAATGGCACAAAGTTTTCACTTTGAAGTCACACCCGCTAAAAAACACTGCTCCAATCCAGCACGAGCCAGTAATTGTGTTTGTAACGCTGGTGGTGCTGGAAAAACTAACCCACCAGATGGAGTTTGTCAACAATGGTCAGAATTCAATTGTCCCAAACTTAGTAAATTTTGCTGTCCTAAAGGAACTATAGGTAGACCAAAAGTTTATGAAAATGGATATAGATTTATGTGGTCTAATCCAGTTCAACACTTAAAACCATGGCCACCATGCAATGGCAAGCCTCGTCCTGATAGTAACATCTCTCATCTATGTGAGAACATGAATCAAAAGTTTGAGTGGACAAATATATGCCCAGGACCTAACGATCCAATGCGACCACCAGTTTTTTAATCTTATTTCAAAAGAATTAAGATTATTATTTACAAATAGGACCAGCAATTGCCATGAAAAGACACATAATAGGAAATACGAAAATAGATAGTACTAATATTTTGTAAGGTATCCATAATGAGTAACTGAAACATTTGAAACATTTACTTTCACGATACTTATCTTCCAATAACATTCTATTTTCTTTATAAGAGACGTATATATTGTCATAAATATCTTCAGCTGCACCAGGAAGATAGTTGAAATACATTTCTTGAAATTCATTGTCGAGCTGCATTAAGAACTCCATAGCGAGCGAATTTAGAATCATATTTTGAATATCTTTCTCCACGAAGACTATCCATAAATTTGCTCCATATACTATTAAACTAAATAAAAACTCTTGAAATGTATCAATGATAGCTGGTATATTGTCTATTCTGTTCATTTTTTTCAAACCTATACGCGAAGTCAAATTATCCCATATAAAAAAGCTTCGTACGAAGTAAATAATACCTGTGGCTGCAATAATAAGTTTATTTTCAATACTGCTATTATTAGGACAAAAATTCCCGTCGAATGCATTGATTTCGTGAGAGATCAAACCTATATAGAGCATCCATTGACTTATAAAAATTAGGATAGGAAGCGCAAAAAACAACGAGAAGATATGGGAGCAAAATACCTTGTTGGTTTTCTTCAATTCTTGATTTTTGTAACCACGAGTTACGTGATAAGCAAATAAACTAAACATCCCAAGACGAGGGTCTGCCAATACTATTTCTCGTTTTTCATCAGCTTCGATTTCCGCATCCCACTCTGTTGGTGTTGAAAAGCCGGGTGAAACCTTTTTCGTGTGCTCTCCACCTAAAAGTAGGTGATCTAGTAATTTAGACCTTAAATTTTTAAAAATTAAAATACAACTGTTCCGTATATTTCTCCTTTCATATTTATCAACAAGAGGTTTGAATTCCTCATGCCGAGTATCAAGGGTAGTGGGCCGTCCCTCCTCGCTCACCTTGATAGAATATGAGATCTTTTCCATTATTAATTATTTGTTTTGATTATTTAAATCGTTAGAGTCTTTCTAGGACTCTATAGACCATAAATATTCTTAATACTTTAGGTATTAAGAGTTATAAATTGTTGTCTATGAATTCTTCGACTTCTAACAATACTTCTTGGATTTCTGATGGTAAGAATCCCATCTCTTTGGTAGAAATCCATTTAACGTCTCCTACTTCTTCTGAAATGAAAGAACGTATTTTTGTCTTTTTGTAAATAGGTTCTAAAATTTCTTCACTCCTTGCTAACCAACATTCAACGCAAACGGCTCTAAATCCATAGTCTAAATTGTAAAAAAATGGTCTTGTATTGATTAATTGAATTTTAGAGACATCGAATCCTGTTTCTTCTTGCCATTCTCTAACCGAACAGTCAAAACCCGATTCTTTACGTTTTCTACGACCTTTTGGAATTCCCCATTCCAGATCGTTGTTTTTTGGTAATTCTATTTCTGATTTGTATTTTTCTAAAAGTAATTTGTAATTGTTTCGAGCTTTATTTCTCTCCGTTATGTAAGTACGATTACTCTTATCTATAAATAAATCTTCCCATAATTCTTCGAAAGTATGAGATAGTAACCTTTTGGCTTCTTTTGGTGTAATTCTAGATATTTTTTGACAAATTTCTTCGTCAGATAACTTATTAGAAAACCGCAGAAGTTGTATAAAAGCTAGAGTATCCCTTCTTTGAATAACTAAAAATTTCGCTCCTTGATAAGCCGCCGTAGACGTCTTGTTAAAAGCAATTATACCATGCGAGTTATACATATTTATTGTTTGGGATAGAATTTTAGATCTTTTTACCGTTCCAAGTAACTTCCGCATTAGGAGGTACAAAGATTGCATGTTTAGTATGTCTATTTAGATATATCAAGTCAATCTCATTATCTTCCATTCTAGCCATGGGAACTATCATTTTATGCCGAATGATATATAAACTCTTGTAAACTGGTTTGACTTTTTTAGTCATTTCCTCTAAATCAATAGCTTTTGCCCTTAGTTCTTTTGTAATATCAAACATTTTACCACCTCTGGAAGTAGTATAAGACAATTTACCATTTTCATCTTTTCCTAGTGTAATTTTTTCCATTTTTATTAAAAAAATTACCGATTTAAATTTTATTTACTTCTCATTTCTTGAAACTAAATTTCGAGAAACATTCTTCAGCTCCGCAAAAGCAAAAAGATTTTGGGTTTACACCTTCTTCTTTTATACTTTGAAATCTCATAGTGTTTGGGCACCTACAACAAGGTTTTTGCTTACCCATGGAAAATGAAGATTCGGTATCCTCATCTTCGGTCTCTGAGTTTTCAGATACCGAAACATCGTCATCTATATCCAAGTCTTCGTCTTCATCTTCACTCCCAAATAAATCTTCATCTTCACTCCCAAATAAATCTTCATCTATATCCAACTCTTCATCTTCATCTCCCTCTTCACCAATTGCCTCAGGTTTGTTTTCTTCAATGTAATCTTTGACTGGTCGTAAGTCTAATAAGAATGTTAATGCCCATTTGCTATTGTTTTTGAATATTAAATCCTTTTTATTTCTTGTTCTTCTGAACCACCTCTGAATTGTTTTGACTTTACTTCCTCTATCCTCTTGAAGTTTTTGTAAAGAAGACAAATATTCGTTTTTCTCTTTGATATCTCTAATAGTTTCCGCGGTAATATTTTGTATCATTTGTATAAATTCATCTGAAAATGGTTTGCCGGAAAAATCGTTTGTAAATGTTCCAGAGCTACTAGTAAGTTTGTCATAAAGTTCTGATAAATCAAAACAATATAATATTTTCACTGATTTACCAGTACTCGAATCTACATCTTCTTCTACATACAAAACAGAATGTTGAGATTTGTCATCACAGCTCCCATGTAACACTAAGTCTTCAAATATTACTTTTTTACTGTTATTCCAAATTTCCAACGCCTTGTTTTGTTCGGTTATAGAAGGTCCATAAGATGCTAAAAACTGTTTTTTAGTTTTCAGTACATTATCGGATGGATCTAACACGCGTTCTGGTAATTCTGTTATAGGTCTCGTTCTTTTCCTTATAGTTTTAGAAGTTGGATCTAAATTACTTAAAATTATTTGGATTAAGTTATCTTTAATCCAATGAATACCTTGTCGTATTCTGTTTTCTACTAAACCACTTCTAAAATTTTGAACCGCAAAAACTATAGGTAACTTATCTTGTAATGTTTTTTCTAAGATACTCTGGGGTGTAATTCTACGTTGGAGGATCATATTTCTAAAATATTCACCAGACTCCCGACCGTTTAGAGATCCTGTGAGATTAGTTATCACGAATTTATTTTTCTTCATGCCTCTGAATGTATCTATCATGAAAAATATTAAAAACTCGGAAACTCTATCTAATACATCATTCATAGTTTTGGAAGATGACATTATTTGTGTAAAAAGATCGTCTATAAATACACTCTTGTACCATTTACTAAATATTTGAACTTGTATATCATCTTTGAAATTTGGTAGCTCTAAAAATTCCTCCATAATAGTTGTTACGTAACCCTTGACAACTCTCATTATTTTATTAACCAAAATTTCTGATTCTTCATCGTTTAATACAATCTTTTCTATGTCACTTGCAACCTTGGGAGTTTTCTTAAATAATATTTTAGATGGTTTTCTAACATTTAAAGTTACTGAAGGATATACAGATTTAACTTCTTCTTCAGAAACAGCTATTGCTGTGTACACATCGGGAGCGTCACTCCTTCTATCATCATCTGACCCCCCGGGTGTAACACTGATTGTTATGATTGGATCATCACTTAAAAGTAACTCGGGATTGATATCATTCTCTTTTAACAATCCAATTATTTTGTCTCTCAATTCTATTATCTCTTCTGAATTTTTGTCATGTGAAAGACTATGACCAACATTTCCAGAAGTTAATCTTTTTAGTAAAGCGATATCTTTAAACAAATCCCCGTTAGTCTTGGTATTTAATTCCACTAACGCACGCGTCTCGTCTAGTGTTAAACCCCCTACAAATTTCAGAGCTTCCTTGGATTTTTCTATCACTTGTGCCAATGCATCATCTTTTAGTAATCCTTGCCTTTTCATCCTTTCCACTCTTTGCAATTCACCAATCAAAGTTGATAAAGATATTATCATTTTAGTTGTTCTTGACTTGGGTTTAACGATAGGAACGTCTATAACATCTTCATCTTCTTCGAAAGGCATAAGTTCGGATATTCTATCCCATACATCAGAAGAGTCTGCAAAATTTTCTTCTAACCAAGTTATTATATTTATTGCACTTTCTGGATTTTTCCCAAGAAAGTCTATGTATTTTTTGTATTGAGGATTTGATAAACTTTTACTTAATTCTTCCATTCTTTCAGAAATTATTTCTAGTATAGGTTCAGCATCTTTTTTAGACAATGCGGAAAACCCTTCCAAATCGGGGGCTAACTCTAAAGCTAAACTCAAAATCTTCTCAGTATCATCTTTCAAACTTTCTTGTGCCAATGATTTGGCAACTAATGATATATCTCGTGTTTTATTTTTCTCATCTTTTTGATAGTCTTTCAACCAATCTTGTAACCTACTTTCTTGTAAATTTGATAAAGTATATTCTATAGATTTGAGAGATGCTAATACATTTCTACGAAGCGAAGGAGTAACTTTACTAGAAGGCGCCACCACACTTCTTCTAAATACATCAAGAGAGTCCATGAAACTTCTCCTGGTAAAAGGTTCATTCAGTGAAAAAATAAATTCATTCAAAATATTATTGACTTTTTGTTTACGTTTAATTGAACTCGATGTCACTTGGTATGTCTTGCCTTTTTTAGGTTTAATTGAGGGTGGATCTAAACTTACCTTGCTGAATAGTTTGGGCAATTTGACTTGTAATCTATTCAGAGGGTCTTTTTTAGATTTTTTCTTAGAATTACCAGCTGATTTTTTAACTCTGGATATCTTTTTTCTCGATCTAGCGATTTTCCTCGATGGCATTTTTATTAGGAGGCAAATAATTATTAAATCACGAATATTTGATAATTAATTTATTATGACTGGTTCGTTTTCTTCAAATGTCTTATCTCCATCCATTTCAGTAACAATGATTTTTTGATATCCTAGGTATTTAGGAGTGACCAATGGATTATTAAGAGTCCCATTTGGAGATAGATATTCTTTTAATTCTAACAAGATACATTCTTGATTTTCGTTATTTGCATCTATAATTTTACTAGGACCTCTTCTCACTTTTATAGGAAGTTTAAATTTCTGTCCTTCTATATAATAAGTAATTTCATATACTTTCTTACTTTTTTGTATTACCCTATTATCAAAATAAGATAACACGTCTTGATACATTGCTTGTAACAACATTTGATAGCTCACGCGATAAATATCAAAAGTACTTGTATATTGAGATGATACCATTTCTTTTAATTCTTTCCACTTTCTTCTTTTGAATCTGTAATAATTACCAATTCTAGTGTCGGATTCTGAAAGAACTTTAGCACCAAAAAGTACTGGGAGTAAAAGCAACAAGTAATACATTTTTTATTATTACATTAAACTTTGAAGCCATTATTTCTTAATTCGCTCGTTATAGTTTGACGAATATTTTCTAATTTCACAGTATGTGGAATTTCTATCAAAAATATGCCTAGTTTTCTACAAACACGCCTCTTCAGATTATCTCGTTCTTGTTGATCTCTAAAATCGCTTTCACCGCCTCTATGAAAATAAGGAACATATTCATAATGCTGTTTGCCGTTATATTCACACGCGATTCCTAATTCTTTATTATACATATCTAATTCCATATTGGATCCGGTTCTGTTATTGAACAAAAATTTAGGACGACGTTTCTTGAATGGTTTATTGAATATAGTTTCTAAAACATAACGACATTCGGCTTCACCTTTACTTTCACCAGATGCTCTTATTCTTTGTCCAACCGGTTCTTTATCGGGAAAATGAAAAGTCTTATTCCAAGTTCCTTTGCCACTTTTATCAACAAAAAACAACCAATATAAAAATATAAATAGCAAGGCTGCTATGACAATAGAAATATAGGTGTGATCCTTCACAAAATTTATTATACTTCCTAACATTTAATATTTTTAAAGATAAATATAGTTTTTAAAATGAGTGAACGAATTAAAGGTTTTATATCAGAAGTTGGAAAAATAGACGAAGAAATTAAGAGACTGAATGCACAAAAAAGAAAATTACATGCACGTAAGAAAGAATTAGAGAAAAGAATTCTCGCATTTTTAGACAAAAATGAACAGGCTGGTGTTAAATATCGGGGTACAGCAGTTATCGCAAAAGATAGAGTTAGAAGAGGTCGTCGTAAAAAGAAAGACCAAGAAAAGGATAGTGCTGATATTTTAAAGAAATATGGAATTAGAAATTCAGATCAAGTAGCTAAAGAGATTTTGGAAGCAATTAAAGGCGAAGCCAAAGACGATAAGGTTCTAAAAATCACCAAGTATTAATTCTGTCTATTCTTATTAAGCAATTATGATTAATAAGAAATGTCTTATATTTTAGAAAATAATTTTATACAAGAGGGGCATTCTAAACTCCTCATGTATTATTTTACCGTACAAATTGAGCAAGAAAAAACGATTAATAATGGAAATAGCGCTTTTGATAATCGTATAATCTATTATAGAAGGATTAGAGATAAATTTATTAAAGATTTACTAACCAATTACGTCTCTCAAATTCGAGACAGAATAATTAAGCATTACAATATTCAATACCCACTCTATCCGGATTCTGTTCATATTGTTCGTTGGAATGTTGGACAATCTCTGGGAGAGCACGCAGACGCTTTTTATATGGATGGAAGACCTAATTATACTCCTTACAGGAAATACTCCAGTATCGTATTTCTTAATCATGATTTTGAAGGGGGTACGTTACAATTCACAAAAGGTTCGTGTGATGTAATTTCTCCAGAAACTGGGAAATTAGTCGCATTTACCGCAGGATTACAAGATACACATAAAGTCAATATGATAACAAGAGGTACTCGTTACACATTGGCTTGTTGGTTTACTGACTCAGAGGCTCACGCTATTGACGAATTTAAACAGGATCTATCAGAGCCATTTGGTAATTTGAGTTTGTAAATTATTAGTTTCAATAAATGATATTAGAAATACTAATTTTAATTACGGTTTTAATCATCGCTGGTGTCATGATATTTTTAGGTGTCAAAATGCCTTCATATATAGATGAAATTAAAGATAAAATAGATAGCGTTCGCTCATCTGTTGAAGATCAAGTAAATGATAGCGTAAAAAACATAAAAGGAGATGTTCAGAGATATTGCAGTAAAGGATTCATGTAATTATACTTCAGAGTTATAATTACAAAATTACTTAGTCATTTTCAAGAAGTCTTTTTCAGTAATGATCTTAACACCGTAATTCTCAGCTTTGGTGCGTTTTTTCCCACCACCTCCAAGATTTCCGATCACTAGATAAGATACTTTCTTAGTGAGAGTTCCTGGTGTTTCCCCGCCGAGTTGTCTAACTAAATTTTGGGCTTCTTCGCGTGTACCCGCTTCCATTTTTCCGGTAAACACGAAAGATTTTCCAGAAAGTATACCTGTGGGACTTGGTTGAGAAGTCTTAACATAAACCTTGATTTGGGGATTGTCTTTCAGAAACTTTTTGAATTCAGGAAGAGCTCCTAAAAATCCATCCAGTGTATCTTGACCGACACCTTTCACTTTTTCTAATTTCTTAGGTGGGTTTGTAAGAATATCTGGATATTTATCAACAATCTTTTGAACAGTTTTTCCACGCGCGTGTGGAAAAAGCTGTGTGGCACCCATCAAAAGAGCTAGATCTACTGGTTCTGAGAATTTCTCATCTATTGCCTCGCGTATGTTGGCAGCTTTTTTACTTTTCAAGGTATGTTTTTTACCTTTTTTCCTAGGAGCTCGAGCATTTCTAGATACATCATCTCCCTCTTCTTCTTTTTTCCCGAGAGCTTTGGCAATATTTTCTTCGGATGCTTGTAGAATTGACGTGATAGTTGTCATTCCATGATTGTAAAGAGCTTCGATTGTTTTCTTAGCAATCCCCTTAATATTCATCCCTCGTTTTTGACGACCACCTGAGAAAAACAAATCTAGTTTTTGAATTCTAGCATTGTCCAATTCTACTGTCGCAAATATATCCATTGGACTTCTCCTATTTTGTCCATCCCCCCATACAAATGGTATTTCCTCATGCCCCTTGTATTGATATTTAGGGATTGGATCTCTAACCTTGTCTGGTAGATCGGGAACCTTATTTTTTCTTTTATCTTTCAAGATTTGTCCAATGTAAGGAATAACATCTCCAGTTCTAATAATCAATAATTTGGAGCCTGGACCGATTTTATTTTGCTTAATAAATTTAGCATTAAATCCGGTCGCTCGGCGATAAACACCGCCCACGATAGATCCATCTTCCATCAATCTACCTATTTTAACTGGTTTGTATATCACCACCGGTTTTAAAGCATTTGTGGTACTAGAAGTCCATTCTACACCAACCACATCTACCACTGCCGTTTGCATATTTACCTTATATGCGAAGGCTGATTTCAACACATCAACTTTGGTAACAGGTCTAACTTTACTATCGTCAAACACTACCAATCCGTCTATTTCGTATGGACTTTTTCTACGAAAATCTTTCAGAATCTCGAACAATTTGGGCTCTGTAAGCTGAGTTTTAGATAGTTGTGTTGTCTCGACCGTCACAAATCCCATGTCTCTCAATGTCATAATCTGATCATATCTGGTTTTATCGCGAGGTAATAATAGTTCATAAGCAACAAAATCGATGTCGCTAGTTTCAACTCCTGTATGTTTTTTCTTGGTGACAAAACCACCAACAATATTTCGAGGATTGGAATAAACAGCTGAATATTTTTTCTTCCACACAGAATTCCTCATCACCAATTCACCACGAACTACTATTTTTTTACTTTTTGGGAAATCAAACTGATCACCATCTGGAATGAAACTTAAATTATCGACGTACCTTGATAGGTCTTTTCCAGTACTTCCAGTACCCCTTGAATAAATAGTTCTTTTGACCTTGTTATTAGTCTTTTCGTAAATCAACAAACAAGAAATTCCGTCAGCTTTACCTTCAATAGTAAACGGACCTGGATAACCCGATTTCCAAGCTGTAAATTTTCTTTTGTACACTGGTTTACTCCACGCAGATGTTCCCTTTTTAGGATCTAACATAGCAGCTACGAATTTGAGTATAGTTCCCATGTGATATGGAAGTTTTATATCTTTTCTGGTGTCAATACTGGTATTTTTAGCACCAACTCCCTTGGTTTCGTGATAAGTCTTATCTTTTCCGAATTTTTCGTCATAAATATCGACTAGTTGTTCGTATATGTCATCTGGTATACCTCCCTCGAAAGAAGGTTCGTAGTACATTCTATCAAAGCACTTTAGCATATCTGTGAGAGATTTTTTGTCGTTATTGTTTGCATATTCTTGCGCTTTTGTTACAAGTTCATCTAATAACTTTTGATCCATTTTCTATTATTTTCAAAAATAATAGAAAAAAATCATTTTTTATGATTACTTCGCGTATTCAATTACTGGGATAAAAAGTGGTAGCACACCGTCATTAATAACTATAATTATTGGCTGTTTTGGTGATAAAATACGAAAATCTGCCGGGTCTACTGTTTTTTGAATAGTTATTATTTCTATTTCTTCAGCTTCTTGTATCCTAAATTTATACAACCACGTGTTTATTTTGTTCTGTGCCATTGGATCTGTAGCATCAAAAGTTCTAGAAATACAAATTTTGTTATTGGTTAAAATCTTGTTTCTCCACAAGTAATCTTGATCTTGATTTATTAAAATATGAGTGTAAACTATTTTACTGTCATTAACCCTGTATGAATTATCAGTTGTTGTTATTATTTCGTTTGGTCTTTTTGTAAAATCTTCTTTCGATTTAAAATACTCAGGAATACTTTGACAATTATAGAAGTCTAAAATCATATCTAGATTGTATTTCATTAATAGTTTAGCTTGTAGTTTTAGCCGGGATAGTACAACATCAACTTCACCATCTTTAACCACAGATGATGTGTTCAAATATAAGTTATCGTTTCTGTAGATACTCCTAGGCGGGGGCAACATTTCTGAAAATTCAATTGTATTGTCCCAGGACTCAATAGAAATATGCTTTTCCATAAAACTATCCAGCAAGGAGTCGTATATACAATCCAGCAATGTAGTTTGATCCATTTCATGTTCATGTGTTTCGAGTTTATCTTGTAATGTTTTTCTTGTGAATTTAATCGTATTCAAATATTTAGATAGACTAAAATTAAAATATCCTATTACACATTTAGCGATTTTTCGATTTTTAGTGTATAACTCTAACAAAGAGTTATTGGAATTCCAAGTGATAATTTTAAACACGAATGAAGTGTCTTCGATAATACCAGTATATTCAGAAAAACTATCATTGTCATTTTGTGATGTTATTACTAAATTATTATTGACTAAAAAATTTTCTAATTCATTATCAGATGGAGTGTATTCTATATCTTCCGTCATTGGTATTGGTAATGGTGGTAAATTAGATGTAAGTATAGAAATATTATCCTTCACTAATTTTACACCGTGACCAGATTCATTGATAACCTGTGACCATCCATTACCTATCAATGAACTTGGAATCTCGATAGGTAATATCAAATTATCACCTGTAAAAGTTTTGATATTGAACAACCAAGCTCTTAGTAAATATTCTCCAATTTCTTCGGTTATATTCCCTTCTACTAATTCACAATGCGGAGTCTTAAAAAATTTTTCAGCATCCGCTCCAAAATGTTCATATATCACCACCGTTTTTTCATAAATGTGATTAGATGTCAAATACATTTCGTTATAATACGGTAAAACAAATTCAGCATCATCCGAGTCTACAGATCTTTGTATTAAGATGATATTAGTATCGAATATGTATTGAGCTAAAGCATGAAATTCTCGGGGATCTATGTAATCTTCATTATTTGGTTCAAGTTTTTCAATTATTTCCAAGTCCGAGAAATTAGCCATTGACTGTTTACATAGAGCCAAGCACTTATCTTTACCAATTTTGTCAATGTCTTCTAAAAATTGCCTTCTAACAGCGAATGAACTTTCCCTGGAAATCTCGGTTTCGTTTTGAACGCAATATAAAATATGCAAAAAACTAGCACTCGAATCTCTAGTAACACCTCTTCTTCTCCAAATATCTGATACATTAAAATCCAGACTTATTAGATTGAGTAAGCGATCAATATTTGCAGGTAATTTACCTCTTCTTCCTATAGTCGCTCTTTTTTGAGTATTTAGATCTTCATTTCGTTTAAGACGATCTATAAAAAACTTACTAGATTCGGAAGCTCCTAAAATATTAATAAGTGTATTAAGTCCAATTGTTAAGGGATCAAACTCACCATCATCTCTTGAAAATAAATCACGTTCTGCTTTGATGATGTCTATTTCCGCAAAAATTGTTACAATTGTATCACGTCCTTTGTTAGAAATCAGGATCGCTCCCAATGGATCTTCGGGTACATCTACAATTCTTTTTACCTGATCTTCCGATAGTTTGATGTTTTTGTCAGACAAGAACTTCTTAGTTACTGGATCGAATCCGATAATTGTTAGCTTGTCTTTTGCAAAATCAAGAAGCATGTCTAACATTCTGGAGTTGAAATTTTCAAATACCATTTCCAAACGTGTCCCGTTATTTAAGTCCAAATTCTCCAAGTTACCATAGTATTTATTGTATAAAGCACCAGCTTGAACACGTCTGTCATCTGCACCACAGCAAGGTAAAAATGGATATTTCTTTTGATTACTCAATGAATTAGATATCAAGTAAAAATTATCATAAGTTTTCTTTCCTTTTGAAATTTTTGGACATGTTAAAAAATCTCCGCTATTTTTAGGAAATTCTTCAACATGGTATCCGAGTTGGCGAAGATCTTCTACAGAGTCTTTATCTACCACCCATGGTATCACTGGTTGACATTTTCTACTATAATTTTCAGCCCACCATTTCGTAGTTGATATATTAGGACTGCATTTTTTTGTAACAGGATTACAAATCGTTTTACCACAGTCCTTGTTAGTATTACAAGTTGATTTATCTGTTTTAATTTTTGGTAATTTTGGATACTTGTTGATGTATTTTTTAAAATGATTCACGACTTTCCCCTTTTCTTTTTCATACAAAGCTAATGCTATTCCAAATAATCTGGCGAAAGAGTATACCGAATATATTGTTTTAGCTCCTTTAATACTTACACTTAAAAATGGAACACCATCGCTTCTTTTATTTCCTGAATTCTGATTAAAAGTTGCCTTGATAGTTTCGTCATGAACTTTAGCCAATATTCTAAAAGATCCTTTGTATTTAGTTTTCTCTCTGTGGATCAAACCTAGTTTTTTATCTTCCATAGGCAATATTAAATGACATAAAACAGGATTTTGTTTAATAATGTAAAAAAATATGTTACTATCCAATGCGATATTTGGATATATAAAATCAACATTAACTATACCCGGCGACGTTCTTTGTATATCATATCTGTCTCCGAACAACTTTTGAACTATATTTTCGGAAAAAGTCTTTGAGAATTCGTTCTCGGGTGTTAACTCTGTTTTCAAAACAATGTAAGCGTCTCTAACTTCTATTTTAACATTAGAAAAACTAGCTAGATAAGTTTTCCAAATTTCAATCTCTTTCAATAAAGTCTCTAAATTAAGTTCATGTGATACGTTATTTTTAGTTAAAAATCCCTTTATACTGTCTAGTGTTTGATTAATCCATTCCAAAGGTTTGACACTTAAATCCAAAACACCCCAATCTCGCTCAGATTGGAATGTTATTTCTCTTTTAGGTTTAATAACTGGCAATGATGTTAAACATAACATACACCAAAAATCACTAACATTTTCAGGTGTATGTATGCTATTCGAAAGTTGTTTAGAATTCTCTGAACAATACACGTAAGGAAGTTTAGGAGAAACTTCGATAGAGTTGAAAATTTCAAGAGAATCTAATTTTTTACCAGATCTATTTTTCAATACTATTTCTAATTCAAGACTAGTAACATTAAAATTATCAGCTTCAACTGGTTCTATTTGGTACAATTTACTTTTAGCTTTTACCCAATCTTCATTAACCATTTCAAGAGGTTTCATATTTTTGAATTTCTGGCGATTTTCAGATGAGTATATAATTCCTGATTTTTTGAGTGAGTCCCAGTCGTCTTGTACCTTTAACTTTTGACTCCATGCGCTCAGGATATCTTCTTTTGATACACTAGGAAAATATTCTTTGACTTCTAAATAAGTATTAGAATTGAGAGGTAGATTTTCAACCACATCTCCAAGAAATAATAACTTGTAAGACCGCCCTGTAGGACATCTCTTGTCTAGTTTAATTTCTTCCACATTATAAAATCTATTAAACTTAGACTTGGGTATATTTTTAATGTTTGTTCCTAGTAATTCAACAGGATTGTACACATTAACCCAATAATTTTGTACACATATATCTCTTCGCGGAATTGTTTCCATTTTGTCTATTGTAATATTTTTCTTAGATATTTCATTCGTTGAAATGAAATATTGAATACATATGTTTTATAAACTATAATATTCTACTTCGCCATTTATTATTTGCTCTTTTTGTAGTGGTGACAAATACCTTAGTTTCAAATTTCCAATATATTTGGTACGACCAATATTTGAAGATATTATTTCTTGTGAAATCTCTTCTAACTTATCTATTTTATCTTGGGCATTAAATTCCACCAATAAACATCTCAGAAGTTTAGTTACAATAACTTTGGCTTTCTCTCTTGTATCTTTACTGATAGATTTTTCATTTACATCAAACATACACGATTTTTCTGGCGATATCATAGGTTTCGATAATATCGCTCTAGTATATTGGCCATACATGATTTTGATATAGTCCCATAATAAGCCAGTAACGTCCTTATACCTTTCGCTATATTTGTTCGAGATATCCTTGATAACATATTGTAATTTACTAGTGATTCTAAAAGGAGCCCCTTCACCAGAACCACAATTAATTTTATAAAGAACTAAAAATCCACGAGCAAGTTTAATTACTAAATCGATATCGCTAAAATGATTGTTTAAAAGTTTTAACAATTCACCGAATAAGTTTAATTTACCTGTAAATAGCTCAACTAATTGATCAGAAGTTTCATCATCTGGCTCTATAATATCGGTTGATTGGTCTCGTAAAGTTTGACGTAATTCCATAAGAGAATGCCCAGATAGATTCAATCCATTCTTTTTAGGTCCTATACCCAATACCGGGTCTTCTACATCCCCGTGATAAAGAATACTACTACCTGTCTTGGTAAGCATTTGTTTCATCATTTGGGTGTCAAATTTAACTTCATGGGCTTTATCTAGCGCTTTTTTAGCTGTTTCAAACATGTTTTTATCCATCATTCTTATTAAAATATTATAAGCATTATCCCATGTGACAAATGGATTCTCTTCCCATTTTTTAGAATCTAAAAGTCTAATTAACAATTCGTGTTTTAATAGAGATCTAGATATCGGTAAATCTTCTAGTTCTATATTTTCCGGTGATTCTTGTAAACCAATCGAAAGATTAAATCTTGTTTTCCTTAATTCTCTAAATCTTTCTTCAATGTCTTGAGCGATATCACCGAATCCTCTGGACTCCAAACCGGTTTTAAATTCATTAAAAGGTATTTCATCGATATCGTCAAATATTCTCAAAGAGATTAACAATTCTTTCCAATTTTCTTTCAATAACAATTGATAACTTTCTTCTCTGGGGATTTTAAACTCCCTTGTAAACCATAAATAACAAACAGCGTGTAATACTGTTGGAAATTTGAAGTAGTCGATGGTACATATTATAGAAGCTGTGGGTGATAATTCGAAAGGTTGATATTGACCCGGAACACTTGAAAAAATGATATCTCCCACCATTTTAGGAGCAGAACTACTGGAAACAGTTTGTTTGTATAAATTTTTCATGGTATCATCCAAATCGGATGATTGACCGAGAGAACCTTCGAATAAAGAAGCAATATGCAAATCTCTGGGATCTAGTAATTCTTTTTCTTCCAAAACATCCGGTTCGGATGCTACGGTAGTAGTCGCAGAATGTTTATGCATCTTTTTCACGTATTTCCAAGCCTCTGCATCATTTACCTGCGCCTGTCTAACACGGCTTATTAGTTTACCTTGTCTAACATCTCTCTCGAGTACATAAGATACAAAATCGGATATATCATAATCTTCACCGTCAATCGTGACTTGTTTATCACACACGTCGCATTTTTGTGCTACTACTTCTTCTAATTGCCCGGATGTATAAGCTTTATCTAAAACTTCTATCAAAGCTGATAATTCTAAACTTGGCAAGTCACTTAATTCTTGGGTGATTAAAGCTTCTATTTCTCGTTCTTTTACTCTATTTTGAGTGTCAGATAAATACAAAAACTCCAATACAGCTCTAACTATGTTCATCTTTTCCTCTTCTACTTGGACTTCGTATAATTTACGAAGGTATTTTTTTCTTAAAAAGTTAGCTAAATTTCCTGGATTATTTTCTTCGTGATCAAATATAGTTTTAACACCGTTTATATCTTTGTCGTAAATAAAATTTACAGACCATTCTGATAATTCTGGAAAATTGGGTGGTGATTTGTTATAGGATTGAATCTCGATATCTTCAAGACCAATATTTTTTAAATGTTCTCTGACGTTATCTAATGATAAATTTTTACAATCCACAACAGCACAATCAGGATATATCAAATAACTTCTATTTGATGTTTGAACTCTAATACCATCATTAAGACGTTGTATTATTTGATCAACGTTTAAATTTATAAATTCGCTAATATCACGTTGCCTCATCAAGTCCGATAATTTACCATGAGCTAATAAAAATCTCTTTTTAGTGCTCAATGATTTTGCAAGAGTTTCATCGTCTAGATGTTCTTTTTTCTTGACAATTAATTCTTTTCTTAGATCCATCAGAACTCTACCTACATTATTAGCTCCTCTGAGCGTATGATCTATGACACCAACGCCTAATAAAGGTTTTTGAAAATTAAATGGATCCACATAAATTATACGATTGTATTTGATTTGACCGGTGAGAAAGTATTGTTGTAAATTTGGAAGACTTTGCATCAACAAGTCTCTATATTTATCGTTCGTTACTACATTTCGATATACAATTGTTAAATATTCTTTGAATTTAGAAAGCCGACATTGGTACAACATATTCAAAAATTCTTCTTTTAAGGATTTTTCGAATTTCTTCTTCTCACTTTTTGGTAATTTTTTCCAAGATTCTTTTAACTCTTCTCTTGAAAAATATTCTTTTTCTTTGATTTTTTTG